GATTTAAGTCCTCCGGGGAGGTTAGATAGAGTTCCTGCGTCCACCAGTTGACGCATAATCGAGGTGGCAGACTTTGCAAATCCACCAATAAGATGGAAGAGTCCGAAGCCGTAGGCTCCAAATCCTGGGATGTACTGGTAGTGGACGAAGTGCTGGCGCTTGAGTCTGTTCTCGTCGTCTTCTTTCCAATTGCGCCGAATTGACAAGACATTGTTGCTTCCTTTAATTAAAGTTACAACGTATGGTAGCGCAATCCCGGTTTCTTTTCCATCGTCATCTTTGTCCTCGTAGCCTTTTAAATCTAGGTCAACGTGAACTTCATAAATAACATAACGATCATCGTTTAAGTCGTTGAATCCAGTCTCCATATCCTTGGCTTTCTGGATGTCGTCCCTGAGCTGGGTGGCGTCTGGCAGTTCAAAATCTAGGTAAAAACCCGCCTTTTGTAGCTTTAATATGTCATTTCTAGTCTTGCGCATGACGTGGGTCATACGGTAACAAGTGTCCATATCGGTCGTACCGTAGGGCAAAATCACGTCTTCTGCAGGTACAAACATGGATGTTTGGCGTCCAAGTGTGATGTCGTCGTACACTTTTTTGAACGCAGAGCCTGTGGCGGGGAGGCTCCAGAGCATGCGCTCATGCTCGGGTCTGAACTCAACCATCACCTCGGTCAGCTCATAATTCATGTCATCCTCAACACGGATGGCAGCTTCTTTTTTCTCTGGTGTTTCTTTACCTAAAATTTTTGTACGAACGGGACCTTGGGCGGGAAACATCTCGGTGATCGTTTCACTTTGGAACCTAACTACGGCTTCTGTAATCATTGGGTGGAAGACACCCGACGCTCCGTTCCAAGGCTCCGTTCTCTCTTCGTACTGTAGACCCAGTAGCTTGAGTCCCATTACATATGCTTTTTCCCAGTCTTTGCGCGATCCTTTGTCGTTCTCAATGGCAGACGCTAACTCACTCACCATGCTTGACATGTCGGATTCAGGCATGTCCTCCGCTAAGTTTTTATAAAAATCGTCTTCGCCGTCTGGTTTAATCTCAATGTCTAAGTCACCTGCATGAATCTTGACCGCCTCTGGGTCTATGACTTCAATTTCAATTGGCTCGTCTGAATGTGCAGCCGCAATGCCTTGATTGTCCGAGTAAAGTGCTTTATCAATATTGGTTGCCATATCTGTCCTTAATAGTATGCAGCGCTTTTACGCCTAAATATTCTTAGCTCATCGCGCTCATCTGAGTCAAGTGCAATAAAGCCGCCTTGTCTAAAGCGCATCAACGCTTGAGACGTTGTATCCACATAGTCGTCGTTGTCCCCGACTGGGAATGACGCAACTTCTTCAATCACCTCTCTAGCCCAGCGTGTGTCTGGTGCCCAGACCATGCCGCTTGCGAACAGATCAGACACGGCGTTTAGACGCACCATCTTGTCGTTGCCTCTGCTCGGATTTGTTTCTTGCACAGGTATGCCCATCGCACGTAACTCTTGAATCAGTGGAGCACCTGCGGCTTTTTTCTCCACAATGAACGCATCTGGCTCCCATTCTTTGTAATGCTTGAGCGCAATTGCCTTGAGTTCTGGAAACGCCATTCTATCCTTGAACGCATCCAGTAAGATGACTTGTGGCTTGTTGTTTTCTTCTTCGTTGTAGAAGACGCCCCATGTTGTGCACGCTGAATAGTCAGAATTGTTCTTGGTCTCAAACGCCGTATCCCAAGACTGAATCACATATTCACAAGGAGGTGGGTTGTCCTGAGTCCAAACGCGCCATGCTTTTCGCGCAATAACCGCAGAGGTGTCGCTCGTTGGCTGCTGCATGTACTGTGCGTTCCAATACCTCGGATCAATAGATGCTTTTGCAGATTTCAGCGCCTCAAGCGGCCACTGCTCAGGCCATAACGACTTCTCGTTCTCCGTGCCCTCGTTCAGTATCGCAGGCAGCTCCACAATCTCCCATCTGGGTGAATCCGGGTTTCTCGTTTGGTAGTCAATCAAGCGCCCCGTCAAGTCAAGTAGTCCCCAACGCGTCATGATCACAATGATCGCCCCGCCCGGCATCAAACGCTGGAGCGGTCCTGTCTGCATCCACGACCACGCATTATCAAAAGCCAGTCTTGAATTCGCTTTGACATCTTGCTCTGAGTGGGGGTCGTCGATAACGAACAAATCCGCGCCACGTCCTGCAAGTGCACCACCGACACCCGCTGCATAATACTGTCCACCTCTTGAAGTAGACCACTTGCCTGCGGCTTTTTGGTCGTCTGAGACCTCGGTGTTGGGAAATAGCTCATGGAACTCCTCCGAATTGATCAAGTTTCGCACCCGGCGTCCAAAATCCTCAGACAAACCCGCGGTGTGGGTGCCCATGATGATCTTTTTCTCGGGGAATTTGCCTAAAAAATAGGCAGGAAACAGGTAAGAGCTGAACTCAGACTTACCCATACGGGGCGCGATGTTGATAATCACCCGTTTTTTCTCACCACTTAGCACCGCTTCAAATATAGATGCCAGTTTCCTGTGGTGGGGACCCACTTTAAAGCCCGGATAAACCCGTTTGGCAAACTCAAGGACGCTGTTTTGGGCGGTGGCTACTTTAAATCTTTGCTCTCTGACCTCGAGCATCTCCATTAGTTCAATCTTTTCCGCCGTACTCATACGGGGAAGGGCGGCTTGCAGCGCCTGGATTTCTTGGGGACTAAGCGTTAAGTCGTTGAGTTTCAAAAACGTCCCCCACATCCGTAACGTCTACCACACCCATGAACCGATTGAGCTTTTCTTTAATCTTGGAGTCGATCTCTGCGTCTGACATCTCGGTTTTCTTAACCTCGATCTTGTCTGTAAAGAGTCCGACCTCTGTGACCTTACCCAGTAACGCAAGCGCCTTTAGGCGTATGCTGGCACTCGGGTTCTCACATTCTTCCAAAATTTTAGCTACCGTGTAGCCTCTCAGTTCTTTGGCTCGCTCCACAAACTCCCAGTCGTAAGCGGTCAGCATGGTGACCAAATGGCGTACGGCTTGTGGCGTTTTAACTTGGGCAAGCGATGTATGTGTGATTTCGTCAGGTGTGGCGGATACGAGATTGGCAAAAGCTTTGCGTGCGTGCTGGGTATCCAGCTCGTCTGCCTTCGTATCCGTGTCAACGGCTCCCAGTTGCTGGAGCCAGTCAAGGGTATTTACTTTAGCGTCCACAGTTTGGGACGGGGTGCTTTTTTCAAGCGACAAGAATCCATGTGAGTTGTCACTCACTTCTGGTTCAAAATCAATAAGGTGTTCTAACATTCGCGTAGGTCCTTGTAACCTCGGGTGGATATAGTATATACTACATTCTGTCAAGTGCGCAAGTTGTGCATTTGCTCTCTCCTTAGAGGTTGGCTCCTCTTTTATATCCCCCAACGTTGCACTAATCAACCTGGGGGATTTTTTTATATTGTATTGTCAAACATTAGACAACGGTCATTTGGATTTTTTATAATAATACTAAGGTATTACAGGAATAGTGGGAGCGGGTGAAGAACAGTGTTCATGGTGACCATGCGACCATCCCTTAAAAGGGGGTGATGGGGGTATGGTGGGTTATTTAGTATTCGTTTTGGCTTAGATTCGGGCTAGACTTAGTACTATTGGATTGGTTCTTTTACCCCTATCCGTACAATAGAGGCATCGGTTAGGGATTCGCTCTAGCCGATTGGGGGGATTTCCCCCGATTCATTCAGGAGATCATAATGAAAGTTTCACTCAACAAACTCGTACTCAACGCACTCGCAACAGGTGAGGCATACACTAAGGCTATTGCCGATCTTAAACCCGCACTCAAAGGTAAAACGTACGATAGTGCATACGCACTCGTCATGCCCATAGTCGCAGGCAAATACAGCGTACCACTCAAAGACGGCAAAGGCAAAGCAACAGGTCGCAAGGTCATGGACAAAACAGCTAAGAGTTACGAAGCGGCTAAAGATGCCATTCAAGTCATACTCACAGACTGTGAGATCTACTACAAAGGCAAACCTAAGACATCGAACCGCACCGAGCCAGTCAATCCCTTCGCTCGCATCGTAACCAAATTCAAGACTAAGCAACAGGCACTCAAAGCATTCGAGGAGGCTTGGGCATCTAAGACTAAGTAACGATTGGGGGGAATCCCCCCGATTCTTTTTCGATGCGCAGAG